AGACCATGATGGCTCGGATCACGGTGGACTTCCCCGCTCCGCTTCCGCCTCGGACGTTCACGATCATGATGGCTTGGCTTCCTCGGGCAGAGGGTCTGCCCACTCGAAGGTCTCACGGATCCCCGGCTGCTGGGTCTCGGCGATCACGCCGTACACGACCTCGACCGGGTTGAGGCGGAACATCCCGCCTCCCTCGTACACGCATCCGAACCCACGGTTGGGTTCGGCGTACTCGACGACATCGGCGGTCGGACAGACGGCCTTGATGCGACCCCCGATGCAGGAGAAGCCCAAGCGCCGGTCGATGTCGCGGACCGACGTGCCGTAGGAGCGCCAGTCCTCTCCCGTCTGGACCATCCCACAGGACGGGCAGACGAAGCGCCACTTGACGACGTTCAGGCCGTACCGGCGCGCGCCCTCGATGTGCCACTCATCGAGGGTCACCTTGCGCTTCTTGTTCCCAGCGTCGAAGTCGGCGGTCACGGGTTCTTCGCGTCCTCTCGGATCGACACCCGGAAGTCCTTGAGCTTGAGTGCCTTGGCGAGGCCGAACACCTTGGAGCCACAGGGGCTCGCCTTCGGGTCCGTCGGGCTCGCGCACGTCAGGCAGCCGGACGGCGGGCAGGCCTCGAACTCCTTGAACGGAGCGGCCAGGTCCTCTCGGGTGAACATCGGGACGCGGTGCCCGTGGCACTGATCACCCGTGAGGTAGCGCGCGCCGACCGAGACGCCGACCTTGTTCACGATCTCGCCCGTGGCGTCGCGCTGGTACTCGTACTCGTAACAGGTCGCGTACGTCAGCCCGAGCTTCGTGGCCGCGCGCTTGTACAGGTCGTGGCCCTGCATCCGGTAGCCCTCCTCGATCGTGCGCTGTCCGCCGATGTTCTGCGTGAACAGGCGCTCGAACTCGTCCGCCTCCGCGCCGGGGAAGCGCTTGCGGATCCGCTCGATCATCGTGGGAGCCCAGTTGTAGCCCGCCTCGACGAACTTGACGATGACGTGGTTGGCCCCGGCCTTGGCCAGCATCTCGAACGTCGCCACGACATCATCGTGGGAGACGACTCCGGGGACGATCGGGTTGACCTGGATCGAGACGTACACGCCCCGTCGGCGAGCCTCGGCGATCTCCGCGCAGTGGTCCACGAGCGAGATGGCGCCGGGTGAGAGCTTCTTCCACTTGTCCTGGTCGGGACAGTTGATGCTCTTCTGCATGTAGCTGTACTTGTTCCTCGTCAGGAGGTCCATCGCCCAGCCGGGGTAGTGGAGGCGCGAGAGGAAGAACACGGGGAGCCCGGCGCGGTCGAACGCCTCCGCGCCCTGCTGCGTGTTGTGGTAGTAGTCCTCCAGCGGCAGGAACGGGTCGGTGAACGAGCTGAAGTAGCCCGCCGTGGCGGTCTTGAGCTTGGACAGCTGCTTGGCGATCTGTTCGCCGTACCCGATGGGTACGCTGATCAGACCCGAGCCCCGGTAGCCCTTGAACCCCGAGTTGATGTAACAGAAGGCGCAACCCACGGCACAGTAGCCCCCGTAGGGCTCCGTGAGCATCGCGTCCGTGTAGCAGGGACGAGGGCGCTTGGCGAGGTTCGAGCCCGTCTCGTCCTCCATCCCCGGCCAGTGGCGGCTCTGGTACCAGCCCTGCAGCTCCTTCGCGTCCTTGATCCTGATGTGGGGCATCGGGTCGAGGTAGACCTTCAGGGGCTTCTTCTCGGCCCCGCGCATCATCGAGACGCCGACCATGCGCCAGCGCATCGTCCGTCCGGTGACCGGATCCTCCTCGGTCTCGATCGGCCCGAGGATCGGGTTGGGCTCCGGGCGCATGTACCACTTGTACTTCTCGCGGGTCAGCTCCCCGTCGTGCTCCTCAGACTCCCACCACTGCTCGCCGTCCGGCTTGATTGCGTCTTGTTCCATTGGCTTCTACTTCACGGCCCACGAGAAGAGGGCGATGGCCGGAAGGGCGATGACGAGCGCCACCAGTCCCAGGGCCACGATGACCAAGGATACCGCGATCCAGGCAGCGAAGCAAGCCGCTGCCACGATCAAGGCGACGAGGATGAGGGGGATGCCGAGGATGCAGGCGAGCGCGAGCTTCATGGTAGGAGTCCGAGGGTCTTGGTTGCGACGAGGCCGGAGAGTCCGAGCCCCATCCGATGTCCGCCAGTTGCGGCGACGAGTCCGGGCGCGACGAGGCGCACGGTGAACTTCTCACAGACAGGGCGGTAGCCCTCGAACCAGCGGACCGTCTCGCTCCCGGGGGCGAGCCAGTCGGCGACCGCGCGAAGCTCGGCGCGGTACTTGGCCTCGTCCGGCCGGACCTCGGCGGTGTCGCCGACGCGGATGAGGTCGCCCCAAGGCCGCGTCTCGAACTTCCTGTAGGGCCGCGTCTGGACGACAAGGGGTGAGGGGTACGGGGTCGGCCCGCGAACTCCGAGCCCGCGCCCGAAGAGGGCCGTGACGCCGACCGGCGCGACGCCCGCGAGGGCCAGCACTCCGTCGGTGTGGATCCCCGCCGCGACGACGAGGCGAGGCGCGCGGATGATGCCGTTCACGATCCAATCGCCGTCCTGCGAGATGATGTCCACGACCTTGACGCCGATCGGGATGACGAGCCCGGTCAGGGCCTCGTTCGAGGGCAGGTAGTAGCCGACGGGGAGCTTGCGCACGCCGAGGTCGGTCCGCGTCCAGTTGGTGAAGTGCTCGACGGTCTCGACCGCGCCACAGTGCTTCTTGAGCCATGCGAACGAGGCCGCCAGATCATCCTTCGTCCAGTCGTCCGGCATGTACTTCTTGAACAGCGGGCTGGAGTAGGTCTTGGGGTGGAGGATCCCCGAGGCGTTGCGCGAGCCCGAGCGCGGGTCGGAGTCGTCGAGGACGACCGCCTGGAGGCCGCGTAGCCCCGCCTCGAAGGCCACGGCCGCGCCCCAGTACCCTCCGCCGACGACGATGAGGTCACACGTTCGCATTGAGGTTCTCCAGGATGTGCTCCGGGTCGTTGGACCCCGGGATGGGGATGAAGCCCCGGTTGGTGAACCAGGTGAAGTCCGGTCGGCCCCCCTTCCATGTCGCCCCTTGGGCACACGGTGAGTGGGCGATCAGGCGGATGTCGTTCCGGCCGCAGTAGTCCATCAGCGGTCCGAGCGCCGAGAGGTCGTACATGTTCAGGCGAACCTGGACGGCCGCAATGGGCGCGAACCGGCGCGCGAGGTCGAGCTGGTCCACCGAGACGTTGCAGAGTCCGAGCGCACGAGCCTTCCCGCTCCGCTGGGCTTCGAGCATCGCTCCAAGGGTCTCCTCGAAGGGGACCACGGCCGGGGTCGGCCAGTGGAGCTGGAATAGGTCGATCCGCTCCACCTGGAGGGCGTTCAGGCTTCGCCCAAGGGAGGCAAGGACGGGTGCGCGGCGGGCGTGGTTGCGAGCGAACTTGGTGGCCAACCAGGTCGTCCCTCGCTCGCGGACTCCGTTCGAGCCAAGGGCGCGCTCAACCCGGCCGTAGCCGTAGGTTGCGGCGGTGTCGATCAGGACCGCCCCGCCGTCGATCGCCGCGCGCAGGCAGAGCCCATCTCCCTTCCAGCCGTAGGTGCCCCAGCCGATGCCGACCGGCGGTAGGTCGCCTGCCCACTCCAGCGGCCTCGGGTCATCCGGCATGGCCTGCAGTCGTTCGAGCGCGCGGGCGACCGCGCGCGGCAGGTCGGGGTACTCGTCGTGTGCGCCCCGGTACTTGTTCTCGTACATGGAACCCCTGATCGCATCGTAGGCGAGCGGGAGCGCGGCCTTGTCGAAGGGCTCCTTGGAACCCAGCATGGACTCCAGGGCCGCGATGGCGGGGGCGAAGTTCAACCGAAGAACTCCGTGAGGCGTCCGGTCTCCACCCAGGCGATCGGGAGGGCCGGGAGGCTCCCCGAGGTCGGGACCTCGTACCACTCGCCCGCCTTCGGGCTCGTGTTCCGGTTGATCGTCCCCGTGTCGCGGAACTCGAAGGCGTTGCGGCAGTCGCGGCCGAGACAGAGGACTTGGTAGCCCTCGCGGTGCGCTCGCATGACCAGCTTCTCGGCCTCCACCCGATCCATCCAGGTGGTCATCCGCTTCTTGTCCTTCGGATCGGCTCGGAGCCAGACCGCGATCAGCTCGGGCACGTTGTCGGACGGGATCGAGGCCGGAACCTCGGACTGGAGCATGGTTACCAACATGATCTTCATGCTCCCTCTTCGGCGTTCGGTGGTGGCTTCCATTAGACTTCCGGGGTGGACTCTTCCAGCCCCAGGTACTTCTTCCACGGGACGAAGCGGACCTTGTCGCTCCACTTCACAGGGACCCAGAAGCCCCAGCTGCGGACCCGAGGGCCGTTGATGATGAACGTCATCGTGTTCGGCTCGATCTTGATGATGGAGTGCACGTCGGTCGGGGAGCGGAAGCACCAGGACCAGCGACGGCGGACCTCCAACCACTGCGACCGGACCCACATCGGCTTGGCCTCGGTCCGCAGGCAGCCCTCGTACGGGTGGACGACCTCCTGCCGCTTCTCGGTGTAGCCTCCCCGGAGGACCCAGGAGAGGAACCACCAAGGGTGGTCGTGACAGTCCTGATCCGGGTCCGGTCCCTCGAACCAGTGGAGCTTGAGGCCGAACCAGGGGCAGTTGATGAGGTACAGGCGGACCAAGTAGCGGTCCTGGCCTCGCGGGATGATGTCCATCCAGCGCCAGAACATCCAGTCCGTGACCTTCTTCGTTTGGCGCGAGCCGAGGAGTCTCATGAGGGGAGGGCCGCGAAGAACCGCGACGCGATGGCCGAGTGAGGCAGCCAGGGTTTGAGGTGGTGGCGGATCTCCGCCGTGTCGTTGCCGACGGGGTAGTGCCCGTTGCGGTGGCTCTTCCACTTACACAGGATCGTCTCGACCTCCTGCAAGCCCACCGCTCGATCGAGCGCGGGCGGAGCCTTCCGGTCCTTGAACTGGTCCTTGAGGTACGCGCAGCTCCAGAGGAGCGGGGTCGCCTTCGAGTTGGGCTCGATCCCGGGGAACTTCTCGGCGTACACGATCGCCGCCGCCTCGGCGGGGGAATCGAACAACGCCAGGGCGGCCTCGTCGAATGAGACCGGGACGCCCATACAACGCTCCACCATGTCGGCGACCTTGAAGCCGATCCAGGGACCGAAGGCGACGTGCTCCTGCGCGCGCTTCATCACCGCCGCGAAGGTCTCGGGCGGCATCCCCGGGAGGAGCGGACCCTTGCCCTGAGCGCAGTAGGCCGCCATGTCCTCGGGGTACATCTTGTAGCGCTCGCGGAGGTAGGCGTAGGACTTGATGGCGTTCTCGCCGCGCCAGTGCCTCCGCTCCGCCGCGCGCCTCCAGCGCCCGCCGATCGGAGCGGGGACGACCTCGTGATTCATCGCGGCGGCCTGGAGGTAGGTCCAGAAGCCCTCCGCCGTCCGCTGCTCCGCCATGAAGCACGCCGAGCCCGCGTCGTACAGGCACCAGTAGGCGAGGAGCCAGCGGTTGCGCTGCACGTCGTCGAGCTTGGCCCCGTTGAGGCCGACGTAGATGGGATCCAGGTCCTGGGTCTCCAGGAGCGCGGATCCGAACGCCTCGACGCTGAGTTGATCGTACTTCACGGGTGAATCCTACCGCGCTCGCGCGCTACTCGCAATTGCTTCTGCCGGTGACCGGATCGAGGGAGCAGGTCGAGGGGCGCAGGTCGTCGTCCGCCGAGGTGAGGACCGCTCCCCGCTTCCCCGGCCGGTACGTCGTGCAGCCCTTGCAGCCTTGCTCCCAGGCGTTCATGTAGACCAGCTTGAAGGACTCCCACGGGATGTCCGCCGGGAGGTTGATGGTCTTGGAGACCGAGCTGTCCACGTACCGTTGGGCCATCGCCAGGACGTTCAGGTGCTCCTGCGGGGAGACCTCCTCGGCTCGGCGGCCTCGGATCCCGAACACGCGCACGCCGTAGTCCTCCAGCTCGTGCGTCTCCTCGCCGTCGGTGGTCTTGACGACCCGCTTCTGCGTGTAGCTGAACACCGGCTCGATCCCGGACGACACGTTGTCCGCGCAGAGGCTGATGGTCCCCGTCGGGGCGATCGAGAGGAGGTGGCTGTTGCGGATCCCGTGTTGGGCGATCAGCTCGCGGATGTCCTTGGGCAGCGTCTGGATGAACGGCCGGGCCAGGTACTCGTCCCGCTTGAACAACGGGAACGGCCCCAGCTCCTTGGCGAGGAGCGCCGAGGCCCGATACGCCTCGTCACGAAGGATCGTGAGCACCATCTCCTCGAAGGTCAGGAAGTTGTTGCCGCCGTAGGGGTGGCCGAGGGCTTCGCCCGCGTTGGCGAGCGCGGTGACGCCGAGCCCCATCCTCCGCTTCGACAGCGCCTCCACCTGTTGTTCCTTCATCGGGAAATGCGCCACGTCCACCACCCGGTCCATCGCTCGGACGACCAGAGGGATGTCGTGGGCGAACCGGCTCCGGTTGAACACGTAGCCGAGCGCTCCACCGTGGTCGTACGTCTCGATGTACTGGGCGAGGTTGAAGCTGCCCAAGAGGCAGGCGCCAAAAGGCGGGAGGGGCTGCTCACCGCACGGGTTGGTCGCCACGATCGTCTCGCAGTACGCGAGGTTGTTCTGCTCGTTGATCCGGTCGATGAAGAGCACGCCCGGCTCGGCCCACGAGTAGGTCGAACGCATGATCATGTCCCAGAGGTTCCGGGCGTCGATCGTCTCCCAGGTCTCGCCGCCCCAGCGGAGGTCGAAGGTCGAGCCGTCGCGGACCGCGCGCATGAACTCGTCCGTCACCGCGACCGAGACGTTGAAGCCCGTCAGGCGGGTCTCGTTCTGCTTGGCCTGGATGAACTCCACGATGTCCGGGTGATCGACGCGGAGGACGCCCATCTGTGCGCCGCGCCGGTTCCCCGAGCTTGCGGTGCAGTGGCAGACCGCGTTGAAGATGTCCATGAAGGCGACCGGGCCGGACGAGACGCTGCCGAGCTTCTTGATGGTCGCCCCGCGCGGGCGCAGGGTCGAGAAGTCGTAGCCGATCCCGCCTCCCATCCGCATCGTCGCGGCGGCCTCCTTCGCGCGGTCCATGATGCAGCCGTCGCCGTGGACGAAGCTGTCCGCGATCGGACCCGAGACGAAGCAATTGTAGGGGGTCGTGACCTTCGGCGCTCCGGCCGCGCTCTGGACGCGACCTCCTGCCATGAAGCGCATGCCCCGCATGATCTCCCTGGTCGCCTGGTACTGGTCCGGGGTCGTGGTCAGGGCCGAGGCCACACGGTCCTGCGACTCGCCGAAGGACTCCCCGGGGGAGCGGTACTTGGAGGCGTGCAGGTTGTCCGAGAACGGGAGCTGGGGGCCAATCATCTTGCGCGGTGTTCTGGCTAGGGGTTGCGGTGGAAGCTCGTGCCAGGCACCGCAGGCGCAGGGGCCGCTCAGCGCGTCGCAACGAGTACCGGCGTTGTAGCGCGGCGGGAGGGAGTCCGGATAGGCGATGAACATCACATTCTCACGATCGTGACCGCTTCCGCCGCGCGCGTCAGCGCCGTGTACAACCACTTCCGTCGGTCCTGACGGAAGCACGCCGACTGATCGTAGATGAGGACGTTGTTCCACTGGGATCCCTGGCTCTTGTGGCAGGTGATCGCATAGCCGTAGTCGAACTCCTGCGCCTCGCGCGCCTTGAACCACGGGAGGTCTCGGCCCTCGAAGTGATGGCGGTGCGCCATGACGACGAGCGCGGGCGCTTCGGAGTCGTCGGGGTCGCGGAGCGCGAGGCGGAGCGTGTCGCCGTCCTCCTCTTCGTGGCTGGAGAGGACGATCCAGAAGGAGCCGTTGAGCAGCTTGGATTCCTTGTCGTTGCGGAGGCAGATGAGCTTGTCTCCGGGAACGGGGAGCAGACCCGCGCCGCGACCGAGGTGCGCGCGGACCGCCTTGTTGATCGCCCGCCGGGTCTCGTTCTTCCCGCAGATGATCTGATCGAAGGCCATGGCCTCCTCGATGCTGAGCCCCTTCTTGGGCAACACCTGGGAGCCTCCGCCGTAGTCGCCGAGGTCGAGCGTGCCGCCGCTCCGAACCGTCGTGGCCATCTTGAGGACCGGGGACCCGGCCGCTTGGCGGTGGACCTCGGTGAGCATGAAGTCGGGCTCGCGCGCGGTGAAGAAGCCCGTGCCCTTGCCCACGGGAGGGAGCTGGGCGGGGTCGCCCAAGACAAGGACCGGCTTCTTGAACGACAGCAGGTCCTCTCCCATCTGACCATCGACCATCGAGCACTCGTCGATGACCACGAGGTCCTGGTTGTGGAGGTCGGAGCCCTCCTCGTTCTTGGAGAAGGCCGGAGCCTTCAGGCGTCGTTGCTCGTCCTCGATCGCCAGCTGCAGCTCAGCTCGGCGCTGCGTGTCCTCCTCGGGAGTCTGCTCGAACTCCTCGGTGAGGTCGAGGAGCGCGCGCTTGGACTTGGTGACGGGGACGTAGATGAGGCTGTGGATCGTCCGCGCCTCGGGGCAGCCCTTCTTCTGGAGGACCAGGGCGGCCTTCCCGGTGTAGGCCCCGAACACGACCTGGAGGCCGGTGCCCAAGGCGAACTCTCGCGCCAGCGTCGTCTTGCCGGAGCCCGCGAAGCCCGCGAGGTAGAAGCACTGGCGCGGATCCGTTCCCCGGTCGCGGCCGTCGAGCCAAGCTCGAACCGCGTCCAGCGCCGCGCGCTGCTGCTTCGACCACTCCATCTGTTTGGCTTCCATCGGTTTGTTCTGGTGGACCGGCGTGGACGGCCCGTTCCATTCCCCTTCCCCGAGGCCACGCCCTTCGGATCAACAGGAGGTCTCTCCCCGGCCGCGCGACCGGGGCCGCTCTCAGCCTCGGGACTTGCGCCCCGAGGTGGTTTGGTGGAGGCTACTGGGTATGGCCCGCCCCCGGAGACCAACATGACGGCCCCAGCTGCTAGTCGGGAGGAGCGCTGGCGGTGCCCCTCTCGACTGACCCCGATCCTACAGCCGCCAGGCTGGGTCGTGTGCTCAGGCCTTCTTGCCTTCGCCGAACACCTCATCCGCCTCTTCGTCCTTGCCGCCGCCCGAGGTGGGGGCCGCCGCCGAGTCGAAGTTGGCCTTGGCCACGCCGCCGACGATCGCCTCACGGAGACCGTTGGCCAGCTCCAAGAGCGGGCTGTCCGCCGCGAGGAGGCTCTGCCCCACGTCGCCGCCGACCGCCGGGGTCAGCTGGACGTTCTTGAAGGGCTTGCCCGCCGCGTTCTTCTCGTTGGTGCTCGTCATGGTCAGGCGGTGCGCGAACAGCGGGATGCGGTTGCTTCCCTTGAACGTGCGGAGCCTGGTCATGATCTGCTTGTAGCGCTTGATCTTGGTCTTGGAGAAGGAGATGACGACCTGATCCTTGAACTCGGTCGCGTCCGGCGAGTCGAGGAGGAGGGCGAACACCTGGTAGGTCTCGACCAGCTCGTTGCCGGCCGGGGTCTTGAGGTCGCGCGGGTTCTCGGTCGAGCCCGCCACTTCCTTCGCCTTGGCCACCACGTCCGAGAGCACGTCGTGCTCCGCGACGAAGCCACCACCCGAGTCCTGCGGACGCCACTCGACGAAGGAGTGCTTGGTCAGCGCGATCAGGAGATGCACCGGACCGTCGTACAGGTCCAGCGTGACGGAGTTGAAGAACATGCCGGGCTTCGCGCCCTCGACCTGACGCTCACCGCCGTCCTCGCACTGGGGCGAGAGGGCTTGGAGCTGGTTGAGGAACGGGATCTGGAAGTCACCCTTGTCGGTGTTCTCCCAACCCGCGCCCTCGAACTGCTCCCCGTAGGAGGGGACGAGGGCTCCCGCCGGAGGCTTGACAGCCACGGCGGTTTCGGTCTTGGCGCCCTTCTTGGGTGCCTTCGTTTCGGACTTCGGTTCGGCCATGATGGTTTGATCTCGTAACAGGTTGCGGGTGCCGGACTCTTTCACGTCCTCCAGCCCCAAGGGACGGTGGGGAACTATTCCCCGAACGCCGAGCTGCCGTCTTGCGGCTTCCCGGTGATCTTGGCGCGCTTGAACTCGCGGGCTCCGAGGAGGTCCATGTTGACCTCGGCTCCGGCTTCGAGTTGCTTCTTGACGTGGGCCTTGAGCGTCTGGGCCTCGACCCATCGCAGGGCGGACACGTCGGTGTAGCCCTCTTCGGCCAGCTCCTTGATGAGCGCGGCCTCGGCTTCATCGGCGTCCTTCCCGAGGGCGACCGCGAGCGTGCGCTTGATGAGACCGCTGTTGCCGGTGTCCTCCAACCACTTGAGCACTTCGGGCTTCTTGGTCACCGAGCCGAGCGTCAGGACCGACTCGACCTTGAGCTTGGTCCCGTTCGCCAGCTTGATCTCCTCCAGACCGACCGCCTCGAAGAGGCCGGGCAGGACGTTCTCGGAGATGTCTGCGACCTTCTTCTGTGCGGCCTTCAGCGCGGCCTCGCAGCGGGACACTTCCATCTCCGCCTCGTACAGCTCGATGGCGGTCTTGGAGAGGTCCGCGAGCCCTTCGGTGGAGGGTGCGGCGTCGGCGAATGCGGCGTAGTCGTCAGGTTTGGTGGCCATGGCTTCCTTCGTGGTGAGTCGTTGTTCAGAGTCGAACGAGGCGGGCCAAGGTTACGGGTTCGCCTTGACGGCTTTCAGCCCCAACCCTCCGCGTTCGACGGATCGAATTGTACCGTGGTCAGATCCAGTCCGCAAGCGAGTCACCCGTGACGATAGCGGCGGTCTCGCGCTTCTTGCGCAAGGCATCCACAATCCTCTGGTCGATGGTGCCCTTGCCGATCAGGTCGATGTATTTCACCGGATGGTGGATTCCGGGGCGGTGGGCGCGGTCCTCGGACTGCAGCCGGTCGTCCGCCACGAAGGAGTTGTTGTAGTAGATGACGGTGTCGGCGACCTGCAGGTTGAGACCTCGACCGGCCGACGAGGACGCCTTGGCGATGAAGGCGCGCGCGTCGCCCTCGACGAAGCGGTGCTTGGCGGTCCGGCGGTCCTCCTCCGAGGTTCGACCGTCCCAGGTCACGTGGAGAATGCCCAAGCGGGACAGGAGCGCACTGATCAAGTCGATGTCGATATCATACCGGCCCCAGACGATGAACTTGCTCGGCGTGTCCTCAACGACCTGTTGGAGCAGCTGGATCCTCGGGTTGTCCTTCGGATCGACGAGCGCGGTGGGCTCGTCGTCGCCGTCGGCGGGGAGGTAGCCGGAGCAGATCTGGGAGAGGCGGGTGAGGCGGACGATGGCCAGGTCAGCGGTCACCAGGTCGCCGTTCTCCATCCACGTTCGGAACTCCTCCTTGAGGTCGTCGTACGCCTTCCGCTGCTTCGGCGTCAGGTCGAAGTACACCTTGGAGTACAGCTTGGGAGGGAGGTTGGGGAACACGTCGCGCTTGAGGAGGCGCGAGCCGTGCGCCGCGACGACCGCTGCCATGTCCTGGAGGTTCCGGTACGCCACCAAGTGGTCGTAGTGGTGGCCCTGAGCTGCGTTCATCCGGCGCTCGAACACACCGAAGTAGGTTTTGAACGCTTGGGAGCCGTCGATGCCGAGGGGCTTCCACGCCTCCGGGTTCAGGACCTTGATCTGGCTGTAGAACTCGAAGGGGGAGTCAGTCCCCGGGGTCCCGTTGAGGACCCGCCTGTAGGGGGCGTACTTCGACATGGCCAGGACCCGCTTCGTGACCTTCGCCCCCGGGGTCTTGATCACGGTCGTCTCGTCAAGGACGAGGAGGACCCGGCGGCCCGTCAGGAACGCCTTGGCCGCGTGCGCGCCGGTCTCGGTCATCAGCGAGTGGTACGTCATCGTCAGGACGGAGAGACCGGCCGGACGCGGGCGCTTCAGGAACTTGGTCCAATCGGCCTGGAAGCCCTTGTTGTTCGCCTTCGAGGTGAACCACACGAAGCGGTCGAGCGAGTCGAGGACCTGCAGCGGAGCGTGCTTGGGGATCTCGTCGTCAACCCACTGCGTGTGAACCCCGTCCGGGGCCATCACCAGCACGCCGTCGATCTTGCCGGTCATCCAGAGCCAGGAGGCGGTATCGACCACCACCTTGGTCTTGGCCACACCCATCTCCCAGAACAGGCCCCAGTGTTCGCGCTCGCGCGTTGCCTGGAACTCGGTGGCTTGGTGAGGGAACGGCTCTGTGCGGTAGGCGTAGTCGAGCATGGCTTCCAGGTTGGCTTCCAGCGAGGAGAGAGGTGGGGGCCGGACCGCTCGCAAAGTCCGACCCCCGGGTTGTACGGGGGAAGCCAATCCCGTCGTCAACCAGAGACCCCGAGTAGTCGAAGGATACCCCGGCGGGCAAGAGAAAACCAGGGCCGAGGGTTTGACGCCTCGGCCCTGGCCACCTCACTCAGGATCACCGGGCCGGATTCCTCCGGACCGGGTTCGGTCTTGGAACTTTGATTCAAGGCGCGCTCGCCTTTGAACCCCATTCGCGCAGGAGCCAGGAACGTCGTGGACCGATCGGCTGCGGACTTTGACGCTTTGATTCTTGGAACGCGATCGAGTTGCCCCGTAAGCATGAAGGTCTGTGTGCGTTTACTATCCTCTTCTTCTATTCAAAGGAGTCTAAGTCTCAGAGACCTCCCACAACTCGCCTGGCCTTGGGCAGGATGTGATTCAGAGCGGAGCCCCGAGGAATCAAAGACTTGGTGACTTCAAAGACTGACCTCACCGGCCCTTGTCGATCCGCTCGACGAGCGTGTTGACCCTCTCGATCATCACGCGCTGCTCGACGACGAGGGCCTGCTGGGCCTTGACCAGCTCGATGACGGAGCCCTTCAGCTCGGCGGTCGTCGCCGCGTTCGCGTTCGAGGCGATCTGGACGGGAACGAGGCTCTGGGCAATGAGGGCTTCCGCCTCCGCCCGCGTGACCACGTCTCGCCCAAAGGCAAACCAGGCCGCGCTTCCGGTGAGGATCACGGAGATGCAGGCGGTGAGGGCCATCTTGGAGAGGTCTTGCTTGTTCATCGGGGTCTCGGGTCGAGTTGTCGAAGCGCGCCTAGGTCGGTTGACCGTCGGAGCCGTCTCCCCAAGGACTCGGGGATGACTTGGATGTTGAGGTCCTTCAGCAGCTCCCACCGGGGGAGGTCGAAGGGGACATTGGGGACGCAGTACTCCCACAGACTCCTCGCCGCGAGGGGGTCTGAGGTGATCGCCTTGCAGTCGGCGAAGTGGGCGTGACCCGCGAGGAGCTTCAGCGCTCGTGCGTAGTCGTTGTCCACCTTCGCTCGGACCTCGGCCGGGAGGCCGTTCTGGAAGCACCAGCGCTTCCAACTGGCGTCGTTGCCGGTCATCAGGACCAGCTTCGCCTCCGGGAACGCCTCCGGGATCGCATCGAGGTAGTGGATGAGCCCGGTGTCCGCGTCGCCCACTACGCTGGCGTGTAGCATCGACATCCGCTCCGCGAGTCTCTTGAGGCTCGTCCCCGTGTCAGCCAAGCCCTCGTGGAGGCAGTGGCTCGCGGGCGAGACCGTCAGGAGGTTCGCTGCCCAAGCGGTCCGCGAGCGCGGCCGACCGAGGATGAGGAAGGAGGGGGACATCAGGTGAAGAGGACCATGTAGCCGTCCTGGCCAGCGCCAGGAGCGTTCACGTCGAGCTGCTTGAGGGCCAACACGTCGGTCGAGGTGTGGCGGAGCGTGATCGTGTCCGAGACGAGGACGCCGAGGATGTTCCCCGTGGTCGCGCCCGCCGCGATGATCGTGGCGAAGGCTCCGCCGTTGATCGAGGCCTGGACGTTCCCGAGTGTGAAGGCCGAGGACAGCGTGAGGGCGTACGTCCCCGCGACCGTCGCCGTGTAGATGTTCGAGTTGAGGTTGGCCGCCTTCGCGCCGAAGTTGAACTGGCCGGTGAGCGCGGTCGTGATGTTGAACTCGTGGCGGAGCGTGTAGCGCGCCGTCAAGACCTCGCCGTTGTCCGTGTGGATGGCGTCGATCTCGATGGCCAGCCGCGTCGGGAGCACCCCGTTGGTCGCCTTCAGGATGGCGAGGCGGAGTTGGTTCTGGCTCGTCCCGCCAAGGCTGCTGTAGGTGAGGAGGAGGGTGTTGGCCCCGAGCGGGTCGTTGTAGATGCGAACCGTGTGGACCGTCGTGTTAGCCGTCGGGAAGCTCGCAAACAGGGTCGCCGCGTCCACCGTGAGGGCCGCGATCTCGTCGGCCCCGTCTCCGGTCCGGTAGTCGCGTCGGAGCCAGGTCGAGGCGAACCCCGTGACCTCGGCTCCGCCTCCGAGCTGTTCGAGGGCGACGGTCGTAGCCCAAGCGGTTCCGCCGATCGAGACCCGCGAGGGAGGGTAGGGCCGCCGCGAGCGCTTCGCCATGTCCACCTCTTCCTCGACGCACGAGGCGAGGGCCACGATGTCGGAGGCGGAGCGCGGGACCAGCTTGAGGTCGATCGAGGCCAGCTCGTTGAACGGTCCGCAGGTGACTCCGCCGACGAAGCCCCCGCCCGAGAGCATCCACACGTCGGCTCCGGCCGCGTGCTTCGCGCGCGGGGAGTCCATGACGGCCCGGTACACGTTCTCCAGGTTGACGGTCGCGCCCGAGGCCGAGGCGTCCGTGACTAGGATGAACTCGTTGTCGATCATCACGAGCTGCGAGAGGTCGAGCCCGAGGACGGCCGCGCTCGGGGCGTCCTGGAACAGCTCCAACAGACGGGCCTGGGCGTCGGGCGTACAGGTGATGTTCAGGGTCGTGATCGGCACCGCGCCGGTCGTGTCGAGTGCGGAGGTCAGCTCGCCGATCCGGAGGAACTTCACGCCCTCCGCCGCTTGCAAGTAGGCCGAGTCCGGGGCACCGTCAGTTTTCTGGTACACCTTGAAGGTCACCTCGACCCCGCGCTTGCGCGCCGAGGCGAAGATGCGATTGTCGGCCGGACCGACGGAGAACGGGTCACGCGCGTTGAAGGCGCGGGGGGACTCGAACTTGAGCGTTTCCAGGGTCAGGAACGCCTGGAGGTTGTCCAGCGGCGGTTCCCAGCCCGAGTCGATCGGCGCTCCGAAGGAGGCGGCCAGGTAGTAGAACACGTCCTCCACGAGGTCGAGCTTGATCTTGTTGTCCGTCATCTCGCCGTAGTCGATGCGCGTGATGCGGAAGGCGACCCCGTTCACGCCGAGGTCGGCGTTGGTGATCTTGATCGGCTGCCCCGGCTGGAGGGCGTAGTTGGTCGCGTCCACCGTGATGTTCGCCTTGGCGAGCGGGATGGCGAGGGTTCGGAGGTCGCGCCAGGCGAGGTCGTTGGCCAAGTCCCGGTCCTTGACTCCGGGGTAGGATACAGTTGAGGAGACAATGGCACCCTCCTGGATCCGGATGTTGGCCGAGTCGATGGCGAGGGCGAAGGTCCCCTTGTAGTTGTCCGCGCGGTCGTTGAACTGGGACCGGATGAAGTTGGTCGTGTCTTCCCAGGAGCCTCGGGCGAACGAGTTGAACTCCAGGATATTGGTGTCGTTCAGGTCCGGGATCGAGCCCAACACGTAGTCGGCGCGCGCGAGGCGGACTTGGAACTTGCCTGTGAGTTGGTTGAAGAACACGATCCCACTCACCTGCTGCTCGATGAGGGCGATGATCTCGCTCGCCTCGATCGGGGAGTCCAGGAGGTAGCTGAAGCCGTTGCCCTCGGTCGCACAGGTGTTCCCGGCGGCCGTGAACGAGGCCGTGTCGATCATCGACGAGGGAATGGCCAGGCCCCATTCGAGGTCGGTCAGGACCTCGTACACTACATTCATCGGGTTCGAGTCGGCGGTGTTGACCGCGCCCGAGCCGGAGAGGCCCAGGCCGTTCGGGATCCGCCGCAGCTCGTACTTCCACGGCTTGATCGAGGTCGAGTTGCCGACGTAGACCGGCTCGGTGTCGGACGTGACGTAACACGTCCCGCGATAGGCCGGGGTCTTGAGGTTGACGCCGACCTGCTGGAACTGGGCGAGGTACGAGGAGACCGCCTGGGTGTTCCCGCCCGCGAAGAACTTGAGCGTGCCGACGACGCCTCCGCTGCCCAAGTCCTCGCCGCCGAACAGCTCGGGCTCGTTGATCGTGAACGTCCCGCCGTGGGCGACCGTCCCGCTGAACACTTCGTCGTCACCGATCCAGACGCGGAGGAGCGAGTTGACGGTGCCGCGACAGAGCGCGCTCTGGATCCCGACCGAGTAGCGGTAGCCCTTCGTGATCGTGTCCGAGCTGAACATCCCGGTCTTGACCTTCTCGGTGATGGCCTCCTGGACGAGGTTGCCCCACCACACGACGTTCGGCCCCGTGATCTGGACGGTGCCCCAGAGGAGCGGGACAAAGCGCTCCTCGGTCGCCGTCGGGAAGCTGAAGTCACCAAGCCCGGCGGGCTTCGCGTTCTCCAGCTTCGGCTTCGGTCGCAGGATCTCCGACAACGCGAACACGATCACGTAGTACAGGAGCGTGAGCCAGAACCCGCCGCGCGCCGCCGCGCGAGGATCCTTTGCCCAACGGAGACGGGCCGCCGCGTGCTTGGAGAGCATCATTGGAGGCCGGTCTGGTAGGGGTTCCGAGTCGGGACGAAGGCAAAGCCCCCGTAGTTGATCACGTTGGACTGTGTGTCCTCGGGCGTGTCGAACTTCGTGTCGCAGGTCGAGATGGTGTGGTCGCAACCGGCGAAGGCGATCACCGTGCGACCGACCGCGCTCTGCGGGAACGGGAGGAGGAGCGTCAGGTTGTCCCCTGATTGGGCTACGACCAGGCGGGCGTCATCGCCGCCGTCGATCTCGACGAAGCCCCCAACAAACCAGTCCGCGCCGAAGGCACCAGCCCCGGGGACCGTGATCACCGAGCCGGTTTGCGCCGTGACCGCGACCGTGAGCCTGAAGCGGGAGTCGGTGTCGTCCACCTTGCAGGCGTCGTCGTACAGGACGTGGTTGCAGAGGCTCTGGTAGCTGAAGCGCGGGACCGGGCGCGAGGAGGCGGCCTCGATTGGGCGGCAGGCAATCACCGCCTCCTTCATCTCGTTCTCGAACGCGACCGAGCCGACAAAGCCCGCGTAGATGGTGATGACTCCCGGGGTCGGGAGGTCGCCGCGCTGGATCCGCTGGATGGTGATCGAGGCTCGCGCGCCCGGGGTCGAGGAGCGGTAGCGCCGAGCGAACTGGTTGCTGATGGGGACGCGGATCTCCAGCGTGGAGGTCCGGTCGCGCGGGCTTTGGGCGATCCGCCCCCGGCTGATCGTCTCGGGGCTGTAGGGGATCGTCGCCACGGTCAGCTCGTCCTCCGCCGACGTGTACTCGAACGTGTCCCCGCCCTGGATGAAGCGGTACAGCTCGACCGGGCGCGAGGACTCGCGCGTCAGGGCAAAGGCGTCGTAGGTCATATGGGATCGTCAAACACCGTGATGACCGGAGCCGAGATGCGACAGGTGCGGTCCCCGAGGTCGTAGCGGAACCGGATCGTGTCGGAGTCGAATCGGGACAGCTCAAGATACTCGATTCTGGCGATGGTTCCAAGGGCCTTGTTTGCCGGCCAGGGAGTGTCAACCGTCAGAGACTCGGTGAGGGCATCCACTTCGGAGCTGGCCGTGATCTCGCGGATCAAGCTCGCCGTCCCGTCGTTGAACACGATCTGGATGAGGTTCTTGGTCTGTCGATTCTGGACGTAGCGCGCGTAGCCCACGTTGCGGGTCGTGAGAGTCGTCCCCGCGAGGAGGAGACCCGAGAGGGGGATGAGGTCCTGGCCCTTGGTCGGCAGGTAGAACGAGACCTGGCGGCCTCGGAGGGCGTGGAGGAGTTGCCGAACCTTCCAAAGCTCCTGCTTTCCGCGAGTCCAGAAGGTCTTGGTGTGTCGGCGCTTGTCGTGGGGCCACAGGGTCTCGATCGAGGCGATACCAACCTGGTTGTCGATCACGATGATGTCGCGGATCAACTCCTCAGAGACCGTGTTTCCCGAACCACCAGTGCTGTTCACGTCGTCGAGGACGACCTTGCTGTTGAAGGCCGTCCAGCCCGCGACCGAGGCCAGGCTGACGTCGTTGTCGAGGCACCGGAAGCGCAGGGCGAGCTTCCCCGCGTCCGTGATGATCCGCGAGCCCGGGACGATCGGGCGGAGGACCCCGGTGCGGAGGGGCATGACCAGAGTGTTGACGGGGTAGGCGTTCTGGAGGCCGTTGGTGAACGTGAGCGTGGTCCCGGTGATCCCACCCACCGCGATCTCCAACACGTCGTAGGTCGCGTGGTCCTTGAAGACCAGGCAGAGACCACCCACGCGGTAGTCGGCGAAGGCCGTGGAGCGGACCGTGATCGTCAGGTCGTCGATCGCAGCCGCGACGGAGAGGAAGGTGGCTTCGTGCCAGCACGGGACACCGAAGGTACGGGCGTGCCAGTCGAAGAGGAGGTTGTGAACCCGCGAGCGCTCGAAGGCGTCCGGCAGGAACAGGTCCCACTCGAACAGTTGGCGCGGGTTCTTCCGGAGGCCGAGCCGGTGCTCACTTCCGTCGCGGTGGTCTTGAATCTCGCTCAGGAACTCCAGCAGCTCCGTGTACGGCAGCTCGGGCTGGAGGTCGAAGAGCACGAGCCGTTCCAGCGTGATGACCGGGCTGATGGTCATCGTGTCGAACACGAAGTCCAACGTGGTATCGACGACCGGAGGACCGCTCGGGGTCACCTCCAGGAGGAGACCGCTGAAGCCCGTCTGCGGAGGGAAGGCGTAGGGGAAGGCCGGGAGGCCCAACAGCTCGACGCCCGCGCCCGCGTTGTTCACGAAGGCGTCCCAGGAGTGCGTGTCGTAGCGGTAGCTGGAGTAGACCGAGACCGGGACCTGCTGGGTGGACAGGACGTTCCCGAACACAAACTCACCCGGGCGCACGTGGAACTTCTCGAACCAGTCGAACGAGAACGTGGTCAGCTCGGACAGCTGTCCGAGGTAGGCGACCGGGGCCACGATGCCGGTCCCCTCGTCCACCGCGATCAGGTTGATTCCCTCGCGCCCGCCCGGGGGATTCAGCGCGGTGATCGTCGCGTCGGGGTCGGGGATGTTCTGCTTGCGGACGTAGGCGTAGTGGGCCGCAATCCTCGTCGCGTACGCGAACGGGGGCGGCATTCCTGCTTGGGCAGGCTGTCCAGCAACGTAGTTGGCCACGGATCAGGTCTTGTACGCAATCCCGAGGAAGTCCGTATCACCGGACGCCGAGCCGTTGTCCACACGACGGACGAGGGGGAACACACGCCAGGTGTCCGCACCGAGCGTGAACGTATCCTTGGGCGCCATGTAGGTGAGGTCCACCATCCGAACGTCCTTCATGAACCCGACGAGGTACACCCTGTCGGGGTTGGGCGTACGGTTGATGAGCCAGACGCCGATCGGCGTCAGAGGCGCGAGACCGGACGTGTTGCCCGCTTGAAAGTTGCCGAAGGCGCGCGGAATCGGTCCGCCTCGGAACCCGCCGCAGCAGAGGGCTCGGACGTTGCCCGCCGTGTCCGTGAGCTGGGTCGGGTTCTGGTGTCCACCGATCGTCGCCCAGACCTCGGAACCACCCTGCCCGGGCATCCCGGCCATGCGCATCGTTGCCCAACGCAGGCGGCCGTCGGTGATCCCCGAGACGACGCTGGCACCGCCGTCGAACAGGGTGGCGTTGCCGCCGTTGACTGCGCTCGTCGCGGTTCGCGTCTGGTGGCCGTAGCAGTAGGCCCCGCCGGAGCCCGTGGCCCAGTCGCCGAACTTCTCGAAGGCCGCCGTGTCACCCATCCCGAAGTGGATGAACGTGTCCGTGGAGGTCTCCGCGACGCAGTGGAGGTAGTTGCCTCCCGCGTCGGTGTAGAAGTAGTAGCTGGGGAACGGACCGTTGCCGATGGTCTCCAGGCAACGCTCGTCGTCGAGGGTCGTGTCGGTCGTCGTCGTGTTGGTGTTGTAACCGTTCCCCGAGTCCCCGGGGTGCGTCCCCGAGCGGAGCCCGCCGGTGAACCCGGTGCTCTGGTAGATGGCGACGACGGCCGTGGAGACGGGCGAGGGGTTCCAGCGCATCTGAACGAAGCAAGCGCCCTTGTGGAGCGCGAGCTGTCGGCCGGAGGCGACCGTGCCGATGGCGGCATCCTGGGTCCAGCCGGGAGCGCCGGTGGCCCAAGTCAGGAACTTCTGGAGCAGGTCCTCCAGGTCGGAGGCGCTTCCGGTCGTCTCAGCCATGATCAGTCCTCGCGGATGGCCATGTAGCCATCGAGCTGGGTGTAGAATCCGTTGGAGTAGCAGCGGTAGTGCGCCGGGATCGCCGCGTCATCCAGCGTGTCCTCGGGGGTGATCGTCGCCGTCCCGGCGGCCGAGACGAAATAGACCCCATCCAGCTCACCCACGATGTGATAGTCAGCCGCGATGAGCGTGTTGGAGATGGTCAGGACACAGGGGACAATCAGGCGCTTCTCCCCGGCCGTGTTGGGCGTCGGCCAGAGCTGGAGGGTCGCGGGCGTCGAGAAGGAGCCCGACGTGGCGATCATGTCCTCCCACTGGAGGTTGGTTCCCGACACGTCCGTGGCGATGTCCTCGCCGACCGTCCGGGCTTGGAGCGTCATCTGGCCAACGGGGTAGACCGTGTAGGCGTTCAGCTCACTCCGCGTCGAAGCGGCGAAGGTGTGCGACCAGTTGGCCACGGACTTCCAGAAGCCGTCGATGCCGAGGTACAGGCCCGGGCCGTTCAAGCTCTGCACCGCGCCGATCTGGGTGATGCCGGAAAAGTGGAAGGCGGGCGAGAGGTCGTCCCAGGCGCAGCGCGAGGTGTTCGAGGAGCCGCAAATGAACAGGGGGTAGGGGAACTCGTCCGAGGTCCCCATGGGGTTCAGGAGCCCAAGGTAGGCGGACGAGTAGCGCGGGGTGGTCGTGACTCCGTCCACCATCTTGGCGATCACGATGATGCGCCGGTTGGTGACGTGGAACCAGTAGGTGAGGGGCGTCCCGTCGTTGTCCTTGAACACCGCGAAGGAGCCCTGGACGGCGGTTCCCGCCATGTTGCCGTTCGCCGTGTTGATCCCGTAGTTGGCGGGGAAGTCCGGCTGCTGGTACCAGGGGAGCGCCCCGTTGTACGAGGAGATGCCGAACATGGCCCAGTTTCGCGCGTCGCGCGCGCCGGTCGTCTCGTCGTAGGTCCGCATGCCGACGAACACGCCGCCACCGCCGGTGCCTTGGAAGATGCGAACCTTGTCGGTGCCGGAGAGGGCTTGGGAGTGGACAGTAGTCCAGGGGTCGGACTCCATCGTGATGTCGAGCGTCAGGCCCGCGCCCGTCCCGCCGGTCGTGGCCGCCCCGGTGAGCGCCGGGTCGGCCGTGTAGGCTCCCGAGTCCCAGAGGCGAACGGTGGCGACGACTCCGGCCGGAGCCGTGAGGACGCGGACTCGCGCGGCCGTGTTGAACGTCCCGCCGGAGACCGTACAGATGTCCCCCACCGTGTAGCCCGCTCCGCCGTTGTTGACAGCGACGGTGAGCACGTGGTCTCGGGTGATGAAGTTTTCCAGCTTCGTCAGGAGGTCGTTGTGGTCGGTCGCGGTTCCCTTTGCGAGTGCCATCAGCCAAGCTCCCTTCGGATTGCTTCCCTGTTCGCGCGAATCTGGTTCACGATGATCTTGCCTCCCTCGGAGGTGTCCATAGCGTCGCGCGCGGCCGCAGGCGAGTCCACGTTGACGACCTGCAGCTTGACCTCGGCCGGGGCGACGTTGACCGTGGTCCCTCCGCCGCCTCCGTTGCCCGTCGCAGCCATCGCGCGCGCGGTCTGGTCGGCGGGCGTAACACTGCCCGGGGCTCCGAAGCGTACAAGCTCCGGCCCCTTCTCACCCACCATCATCGACTGGTTGGCCTCGAAGTCTCCGCCGTGGGCGTGACCCGTGGCTCCCAAGCCGGGGATCGGGACTCCCGCGCCCGTAAGGGCCTGCAGGAGGAGCTGCTGCGCGAGGATCTTGGCGAGGTCCGCGAGGATCGAGCGCGCGAAGTCCGCGAAGTCGAGCTTGCCCGTCGTGGCGAACTCCGCGAGGGCGTCCGAGGCCGCGTTGAAGCCGATGGTGAGGGCGTCGGAGACGATCTCGCCCGTGGTCTTGGCCTTCTCGCCGATCCGCGTGAGGCCGTCCTCCACGCCGTCGGCGAAGGTCACCACCGGGTTCTCGGCCGTCTCGCCGAGCTTGGCGAACTCCGCGAGGAACTGCTGAGCGGTGATCGTCCCGGCCGCAAGGCGCTCGTTCAGGACCGCGAGACCGTTCAGGAACTCCTCGGACGGCCCCTTGAACTGTTCGAGCTTCTGGAGGGCGTTGATGTACTCGCCCTGCGTCAGCTCGCCCGAGGCGAACTGCTCGTTGAGCTGCATGATCCGCTCGGCCAGGGGCAGCTCGGTCTTGGTCAGCGCCCCAAGGCGCTCCAGCTCGTTGTTGTACTGTTCGAGGTTGATCGCGCCCGAGGCGAGGAGCGAGGAGAGGTCCGAGAGGCGCTGTTGGCGCTCCTTCTCGGGGCCGGTGATCTCCTTCAGGAGGTCGGCGAGGCGCTTCTGCTCGTCGGAGACGGGCGTGAGGGCTTGATCGACGGCCGCGAGCGCTTCCGCGAGGCGTTCCTGGTTCACGGTCTCGTCGCCCAAGAGGGACACGAGGATCCGCTTGCGCTCCAGCAACTCGGCCTCCGGTCCGGCCAGATCCTTGATGATCGAGGCGCGGAGCTGTTCAGCGCGAGCTTGCTCCTGTTGGGCAGCCAGCAGCTCCTTGATCTTGGCCAGCTGGCCTTCGATGTCCGAACCGTCGGGGAGTTGGATGCCGGAGAGGTCCACACCCTTCGCCGAGGTAGCGAGGTCGGCTACGGCCTTGTCGAACTCCTCGGTGGTGATCTTGTTCTCCGCGAGGAGGACGTTGAGGGCCGTCAGATTGGCCTCGAACTCGGCCTGAGGACCCTTGATGGCGTCGAGGGCGTCGGCCTGGTCGGAGAGGGTCTGGTTGCGTTCGAGCGCGAGCCTGATCTGCTCCTTCTGCGCGTCGGTGACCTCGGCCTTGGAGTCCTTCTCCAGCTTGGCGACCTGCTCCAGAAGTCCCTTCTGGATCTCGCGCTCCCGCGAGGAGAGGCCGAGCAGTCGGGCTTCCTCGTCGAGCGAGGCCACGACACCATCCACGGCCTTCGCCAAGTCCTGCATGGCCTTGACTTGTTCCTGCGCGGCCTTGGCCGTCCGGGCGCTCCCGTCGGCGAGCAAGCCTTGCTGTTCCCGGAGCAGTGCCAGCTTCTTCTCGGCCTCTTCGAGGAGGCGGATGGCGGTGGGGTTCGGCTCGATCCCCTTCAGGGTGTCGCGGTTGATGTTGTCCTTCAGGACCTTGATGTTGTCGAGGACGTGTTCCATGTCCGCCCCGACCTTGCCGAACTCGGTCAGCGCGAACTTCTCCCCCGCCTCGGTCGCCTTGTTGGCTTCCTCCTGCAGGTCCACGTACTTGTCCACCAGGAAGAGGACGGCCGCGCCAGCCGCCGCAGCGCCCAAGACAATCGGGGAGAAGATGCCGCCCGCGAGGACGGACTTGAGGATGGTGCTCTGGACGATCAGGGCCTTGACCGCGAGGATCGCCGCCGGGAGCGCACTGAGCGCGAGGACGAGGACGGCCGCCGCGAGGATGTCCACGTTGTTCGCCGCCGCGATCACGATTTGCGACAGGAAGCTCGTGGCACCCAGGGACTCGTTCACCGTCCCGACGAATTGGAGGATGCTGTTCCCGAGGACCGCGAAGCTCTGCCCAAGAGTCGGGACGGACTTGCCGAACTTCTCGTCAATCTCGATCCGCGCCTGCTTGAAGGCGTCGAGGACGACATCGGCCGTGATCTTCCCTTCCTGGCCCATCGCGCGAAGCTCGCCGCGCGTCACGCCGAGGGACTTGGAGATGACGTCCGCGACGGCGGGGAGCTGTTCAAGGACCGAGCGCAGCTCGTCGCCCCGGAGCGCGCCGGACGCGATGCCTTGGGACAGCTGGATCAAGCCCGCCTCGGCTTCTTGGGCGTTCGCGCCCGAGAGCAAGATGGCCTTGTTCAGCGACTCCGTGAATTGCAGAAGCTCGCCCTGGGTCCGCCCCAGCTCCTTCGCCGACAGGGCGACACGGGCGTACAGCTCGGCCGTGCCTTGGAAGCTCGACCGGGTGCGCTGGGAGATTGCGAACAGCTCCTCAGTGACCTTGATCAGCTCCTCCTCGGAGCTGGTGACGGTCCGGAGGCGGTTCTGGACGTTGGTGTAGGTGTCCGTCAGCTCCTTCAGCTCGCGGATGATCACGAAGGCCGAGACGCCGACAAACACCTTGCGGAGGAAGTCGCCGAACGAGGTCCCCTTGTTCTTGGCGGCCTCGAACTCGTCCTTGAGCTGCTTCAGCTCCTTCTCCAGGCCGTCGGAGCGCTTCTGCGATTCCAACAGCTCCTTCTGGAGCTTATCCTGCATCGCGGCAGATTGGGCGGTCTCGGCCGACAGGCGGGCCTCGGCCGCCGTCACCGTGTCGAGCTGTCCACTCGTCCGCGCGAGCTGGTTCCGGAGGTCCGCAATCTCAGCCTCGAACTTAGCCACATCGGCGGTCGCGGTCCCGACCGGGATGCGCGTGAACGTGTCCAGGAGCTGCTTGTACAGCCGTTCGGCCGCGCCCTCCGTCGCCTCCAACTGACCCTCGACCTTCTTGGCGCCCGCGACGGCGGAGCCAGGGTCGATGATCACGTTGATGCGGAAGTCGGTCATGGTCTACTTGGGTTTGTTCGCAGCAGCCTGGCGCTCCCGCTCCTTGTGGCACCAGGTAAGATAGGCCCTGTCAAGCCCGAGAACTACGTGGGTGAATAGCTCCGAGATGTCCTCGGGCCATCCCTTCCTCGCGCAATACTCGGCCACCTTGGATTCCGGGATCCGCCCCTGGGTGTAACCCTGGGGGCGTTCGGTGTCCAGAACCCAGAAGTGGCGGAGGAAGAAGTCAGCGAAGGGGAGCAGTGGCGGCTCGTCGAGGTACCACTGGGGCAGGGGTGCCTCTCGCTCGATCTTGGTGGCGATGACGTACCGCTGCTCGTCGTACTTCAGCTCCCATTCGAGCCGCGCGGTCAGTTTCCCACGAGGTCGTCCGCTTCGGCCTTCGTCAGCTCCTGGTCCGCGAGGGGGCGGAAGTTGTCGTTGGTCGAGCAGTGGTTGCGCAGCTCGTTGAACATGTCGTAGGGGACGGCCGCGAGGAAGGCCGCGCACGCCTCGCGCGAGAACGGGACCGCGTTGCCGGCCGCGTCGATCGGGGGCTTGGGCCAACCGATCACGACGAACTCGGGGAACAGCTTGCGGTCCTTGGCGCGGTTCTCCTCCAGGACCTCCGGGGAGAGGTCCCCGCCGGAGAGACGGCGGACCTGTTCGCGCGAACCCTTGAGCATCGCGCGCATGTAGGCCGGGTTGGCCTCGGTCGCGGGCTTGACTTCGAGGGTCGGCTGGCCTTCGAGGCGGTAGAACGTGAACATGGACGTGGCCGAGCGCTGAACGGCTTGCTTGGCGACGTTGGAGAAGTCGAACGACATGGGCTTGATCCTTGGTTGCGAGGGATTGAGTGATATGGGCGAAGCGCCCGAGGTGGACTGATTCTAGTCCCCCCGGGCGCTTGAAAGAAGCCCTCAGCCGGATCAGTTGGCGTCGGACGGGAACACCGGGAACAGCGAGAGGCCGACCGAGGTGCCCAAGATCGGGTCGGCGAACGCCTCCCCGGTCAGGTTGATTCGGACCGTCTCGCCCACCGGGAACTCCTTGTCACCACCTCCGAGCGTCAGGGCGGGGATGTCGAACGCGATGGCGCCGTCACCGTTCTTCAGCACCCAGTCCATCGTGATCGTCTCGTTGTTGCGGATCGCCTCGGTGACTTCGATGTTGTCGAAGGTGACCTGGGCTTCGATGTCCACGAGGAAGTTGCCCGTGTTCATGCCCAAGGCCCCGAGGGACCCCAAGCACTTCTCGGGCGTCACGCCGTTCGCCATCGTGAACGTCAGGGACTTGAAGCAGGTCGTGAGGCCGTCGTGGTCCACGTTCTCGACGCGGAGACGCGCGAGGTCCGTGGAGGTGTTGAAGGCGACCGTCTCGACCGGGTTCACCGGGGTGCTCGCGCCGCTCGCGCGCGAGGTCGTCGCGGCGGGCGTGTCCGTCCCGACGTAGCCGAACGTCACCGTGGCCTTGTCCTGCCCCGGCATGTTGACGGACATCGTGTCGCCGAGGTTGCCCTTGGCGTACTCATACCCGTCCGTGCCCAGGCCCGCGAGGTCGGGGTACGCCAGCTCGAACTGGAGCGAACGCTCCAGGTAGTCGGCGTGGTCCACGTCCACGTTGCGGAGGAAGCGGCCGAACAGGATGTCGATGGTCTGCGCCGCGTTCGCTTCCGTCTGGAGCGCGGTCGCGGCCGGGGTCGTGCGGATCTTGTCGAGGCCGAGGGCGTTGGCCCCGATCGAGGTGACACGCGCCGAGCCGTGACGGCCGGAGAGGAACCTGGTGATGGCGCCGCTCGCGGGGATCCCGCCGATGTAGATGAGCTGGCCCAAGGTCAGGCCGAGGGTCGTGAAGTTGAGGGTCGTGCTCGTGAGCACGCCCGTCGTCCCCGTCACCGTGATGTCGATGTCCCCGGCGGCCGTCCGGACGCCGCAGACTTCGAGGGTCGCACCCGACGTGTTGCCAGGAACCTCGTCCAGGATCGTCAGGCCCGTGACGGGCGTCACGGTCGTCGAGGGAACACCCGAGACCACCGAGAGGCCGTTGTTGCCCGCGATCGAGAAGCCCCGAGCGTAGACCAGGCGACCGACCGGGATGGCGCCCGGGAGGGCGTCGTGCTGGTACTGGCTGCCGGTCGTCTCACCCACGAGGTCCTGGAACAGCGCGCCCGCCTGCTGCTTGTTTCCGTTGAACACGGAGAAGCGGGCGAACACAAACGCCTCCGCGAGCTTCTTGAAGCTCTGGCCGGTCAGGTCGGCCTCGAACTCCACGCCCGATTCCTGGTCCGTGATCGCGCCCTTCCGGCGTTGACGCAGACGGCTGATCGGGTTGCGCGCGGTCTTGGTGATCGTCGCGCCGAAGGAGTTGATGGTGTTCGGTTCCAGGAGGTCCCAGCTGGGAGAACCCGGGAGAACACCCAGAGTCGCCTCTGCGGCGACGGACAGGCTGATTTGGTTGGTCTTGACGAGGCTCATGAGCGCTCCTTGGGGTTACTTGCGGTCGGTGAATTCAACTTCGACCTCCAACAGGACGGCGTACCATTTGCCGTCCTGCGGTTGCGGTCGAACGCTGGCGTTCAGGTAGATGAGGGTTGGGATGGTGGGGTGTCGTCGATCCTCGAAGGCCGTTCGGGCGTTCTCGGCCATCGTGTTCGCAGCCTTCTGACCGACGTTCACCGTGGTGAAGCATTGGATGGCCAGGAAGCCCAAGCGCTCGTATAGCCTCTCCCCGACCCCGTTCAGGTTCGCGCGCCCGCCCGCCGCCTCGCGGAAGGTGACGCGGTACCAGGGCGAGTCCGAGTCCTCGGGCTTGACGCCTCCCACCGAGTCCTCGTTGCCGAACAACGTCAAGTCCGTCGAGGGGATTCCCGCGAGGTACGCCAGCCACTCGGCATAGATGGCGTCGGTTGCTTGGACGAGGTTGGTCACGAGGAGGGGAAGGCCCCTCGAACGGCTCGGAGGATCGCCGACTGAACGAAGCCCGCCGGGGCTTGCGTCGAGGATCCATCGTTGAGGCGTCCGATGTAGGGCACGTTGTTGGTGATGAAGATGGGGCCGCGTTCGAGCTTGTATCCCGTGGCGACCAGGAGCACTCCCGCTTCGCGTTGGGCAGATCGAGCTTGGACTTGACCGGGTTCGGGGTTGGTGATCGAAACGTCGGGCCGAGCGGGAGTCCCGATGCTCGGGATCCAATTCGACCGAGCCCATCCAGTCTTGCGAGGCGTATCCTCAACCAGGTTCGCGACAGCGTCAAGAGCGATGATCTTGATGTGCTTCTCGGCGAACTGGTTGAGGGACGCGATGACAAACTGGAGGGACCCGGGCTGGGCCATCAGTCGTCGCTGACCTCGACCGCCTCGGAGGCGACCGGGGGAGCTGCAGCCGCCGCCTTGGCCTTGCGCGATTCGGCGGCCTTGCGGCCAGCCTCCCTGCGCTTCGCCTTGGCGTCAGCTTCTGCCTTGGCCTTCGCCTCGTCCGGACTGTCGCCTTGCGGCTCGCTGGACGGGGGTTGGCCCAAGGGGGTAGGGGCGGGGGGGATCCCCGCCGGAGCCTGGGGAAGGCTACCGGCGGGGACGATGAAACCGTTGTCCCAGAGCTGGCGGAGCTTGCGCGCCGAGCAGCCGAGCTTCAGGTAGGGGAAGGGTGCCCCCTGAAGGACCGGCTCGCCCTGGAAGTCGAACGGCTTGCGGGCGACGTACTCGCCCGACGGGGAGAAGGGTTGCTTGTCGTACTTCATGGTGAGGTGTGTCCTTGAAGTCGATCAGGCGACGATCGTGTCCCAGAAGTAGCCGAGGTCCGCGCTCACCAGCTTCTGGTCGAACGCCATCTGGATCTCGATGCGGTCGGACTCCAGCGCCTCCATGCGGAACTTCTTGATGCGGCCGCCCATCGCGCCCGCGCCGAGGAAGCCCGTCCAGGAGAACGTGTAGCCAGCCGTCGGGACCTGGAGGCCCGGGGACTTCGTGGAGAACACCAGGAGGGCCTTCTTGCCGCCGATGAAGGCGTGGTCGTTGGCCTGGCCTTCCTTGGCCGTGTTCTCGATCGCGTTCATGACCACGATCCGCTCGACCTCGAAGAGGTCCGCCAGGGCCTGCAGGCTGATCTTCGCCGTCCCGCCGGGGGTCTGGCCGTACTTCACGCGGTCGATGATGTCCGGGTGGTTCTTGAGAGCCGTCCAGACCTGGCGACCGACGACGAGGACGTTGGCCAGCTGGCCCGTTTCCTCCAGGATCGCGTCCTGCGCCAGAGCCACGTCCTCGATCGGCGTGCTGTTGGCATCGTTCCACTGCAGCACCTGGCCCGCGCCCGGAGCCGCCGCCACGCCGTCCACGTCGAAGGTCCACGTGGCCGGGATGAAATACTTGGCCACCCACAGCTTCTCGCGCTTGATCAGCGCCTTGTGGGAGACCAGCTTGGTGGCGTCGGAGTCGGGCTGGAGGACGCTGTCCACGTTCGCCCGGATCTGGTCCGGAACGTCGTGGTGGAAGGCGTACACCCGAGCGTAGTACGTGGGCGTGTTGTCCACGTTGTAGCCGCTTCCGGCGGACTCGGTGCCCGGAGCGCGCTCCTCCATCTCGTCGCGGTTGAAGAACCCGCGATCATAGGTGTAGTAGCGGTCGGCCTGCTGCGGCACGGGGATGTTCGGGAACACCGTGTCCGCGACGAAGTTGCTCGCCTCCTGCATGTAGGCGATCGAGATGTTGGTCAGGGGCTTGTTGACGTGAACGTCGCCCCGGGTCGGTTGACTCATTGGAGTGGTCCTTGGTTTCTGCTTGGTAGGTTGTTGGGATCAGGGAGGGGTGACGATCAGATCACGGGAGCAGCATGCGGCTGCCCGGGCAGATCTCCACGAGGTCGCCGACGGCGCAGGCCTTCAGCGTGGTTCCGAGCACGTGGTCGCCCGTGAGGGCCGCGATGGCGTTGCCGGCCGCGTCCGCCTGCACCTTGACGCCCGCGTTCATGATGGCCGCCGCCTTGACCTTGAGGCGAAGGCTCGCGTTGAGCATCGCCACTTCGCCGACGCGACCGGCCGCGTCCGGCTTGTCCTGGAGGACGCCGACGCAATCGCCGCCCGCCGCCGGGAGGATGAGTTGCCCCGAGCTGTTGAGAGCGACGAAGCAGAACTGGGAAGCGCTGAGGTCGGCCGACGCCGGGATGCTCAGGCTCCGAACTTCCTGTTGAAGAGCCATGTGGATTGTTTCCTTGTGTGTAGTAGGGGGTTGGGATGGAGCCTGGGATCAGACCGACTCGGACACCGGGGCGTCCATCTCGGCGTACAGCTTCTGGCCTTCGGGCGATTCGAGCACGATCGCGCGCGCCTTCTCGATCGAGACCTTGGGGTTGGCCGCGACGTGGGCCTTGGCGAGGGCTTCCAGGCGGTCCTCCGCCTTCTGCAGTTCACCACCGACGCCCGCGCCGGTCGTACCGGAGGGCTTGAACGCCTTGGCCAGGCTCGCGTCGGCCGCCTTCAGGAACTCGGTGGCGCCATCGACGCCTTCGAGGGCCTTCAGGATCGCCGCGCGCTGCGGGACCGTACCCGGGCAGTGGGCCAGCTCGGCCGCGACACGCTTCTCCAGCCGCTCGTTGTCGGCCTTCGACAGCGCTTCCTTCGTCGCCTTGTCGTTGTCGTCCGCGCGCTTGGCCAT